TAACATAACAAGAGAGTTAAAATACCTTTCTAAGGAGCTTCAGATACCCATACTCCTATTATCTCAGTTGAGTAGGGGGGTAGAGAGCCGAGAGAATAAAAGACCGTATATGAGCGACCTACGCTCTTCAGGTGAAATCGAACAAGATGCTGATATAGTGATGTTTGTTTATCGAGATGAATATTATCATAAAGATACACCTGATATTGGATTAGCAGAACTGATCGTTGCTAAGAATAGAATGGGGCAAATAGGTTTTGTGAAGTGTGAGTTTCATGGAGATTATTCTAAATTTAAAGACATGGAGATTGATATATATGGATTATCTGATAAGAGTAAATAAATATACTAAATCGGCAAAAGGAAAACCTTGCCAAATGAGATTAGAGGGTTGTATGCCTGATAATGAAACTGTAGTATTCGCCCACTTGAGTGGTGCTGGTATGGGTTTGAAAGCACTTCCTATACATGGTGCGTACCTATGTTTGAATTGCCATGATATTTATGATGGTAGGAAACAAGCCGATCCACCTTATGAAAGAGAGTTTATTGAATTAGAAATGCTAAGAGCAGTAATAAATACTCAAAGGTTGATGGCAAAAACTGGTATAATCCCCCTATAGTTTTTAAATAAATTTTTACGAGAGGTTTCAGGCTAAAACTACCATGCTGTAAAGCGTAGTCCTCTCACCATTTTTACTTTAAAGGAGAAAATATGTTAGAGAAAATTATGAAAGGTGCTGATGCTTCGATTGATATTGGCATAAAATTAATCAGTTTATCTATAGTATTGCAAGTTATATTTGGTAATAATGTAGCATTTCTAACTGGGAATGTAATTGGTTCTATAATAGATATAGTTTGGACACTTGGTAATGCTGGTTTGGTTGGCATCATAAGTGCCGTAATTATCTACAAATTATTAGATAAAGACATCACAAACGAATTATCTAAGTAACTTTAATTTAGGAGTAATAAACTATGGAAACATTCATGCAAATGATTAAGAAAAATCGTAGTATGTCTATTTTTGTAGGAATAGTCTTGGTGGTTGTAATAGCATCATGGCTAGGACTGTAATTCTGAGTCATAACAAACCACATCCTATTAAGAACAAACTGCAACACGCAGTAAGACATAGCGTGTTGTGGTGTCCAAAGGTAATTATTAATAAGAAGAAAGAAAGTAAAAAAAAGGGATTGTGGTGCAATGACTATAAACAGAATAATCTATAGGGATAAGCCTAAAGCAGACATCTTTAGATCTTTAGTTCAGGTCTTTTGGAAAGAAAATCCCAACTGTGAAGTAGCAACAATATCAATCACCAAAGATAAACCTAAGAGGAGTGATGCTCAAAGTAGGCTTTTTCATTATTGGCGAGATATAATTGCACAAGAAATAGGTGAGTCTAAGAAAGAAGCCAAAAAACAAATCAAAAAAAAATTCAATGTTGTGTCAACTAAAGACTTAGAAGTTGAGGAGTTTGTAGAATTTCTAAGAAATATTGATGATTTTTTTGGTGGTGAATATCAAATAAAATTACCTAGAAACGAAGATTATAATTTGGCTATGTACAATGTTTACAAGAAATCATAAAGAGAAATTAGAGGATGTTAACGACACCCTAAGAGAAGTAATGGAAATTGCAAGGGAAGAAGATAGTGAGAGGGATCTTGAAATGAGAACACTTTTGAAATCAGCAATACAAACCATCGATGTTGTTACAGGTGGTTTTTATGCAGGAAATTATGAGGATGGTTTTTGATATAGATCCTTGCCCTGCCTCAAGACCAAGAGTTTCCAGGTGGTCTACTTATTACCCTAAGAAGTACACTCAGTTCCGAAAAGAAATGAAAGCACTAACAAGTGAGATGGATATGACTCCCTCTGAAAAACTCATTAGTGTTGATATAGAGTTCAATGTCAGGATTCCAAAGTCCTGGTCTAAGAAGAAAAGTAAAGAAAAGAATGGACAATATTGCGATAATGGTTGTGATATAGACAACTATCTAAAGGCAATACTTGATTCCCTAAATGGGGTTCTTTTTGTGGATGACCGACAGGTCGTAGAGGTTTACGCTAGAAAGCGATATAGTGATAAACCTAACATTAAATTCGCAATGAAGGAGTTAGAATGACTGTAGAGAAATTGGAAATGTGTGAGTTTTTGTCAGAGGACTATGCCCAGAGGGCATCTAACAGGGGAATGGACTACAAGAAGTCTTATGAGAGTTATATGGAACGAACACAGAAAAGAAGTTTCCAAGATCTACTACAACATTTTTCAACAGTCAAGAAATTTCCGACTGTCATTAAATCTAATAGAAATGATGAATATATTATCACGAAAAGTGATGATGATTGTGAGGATGGTGTATGCAAACTATAGTATTAATAATAGTATTACAAGTTATGGTAACTCTACTAACAGGATGTAGTGTTATGCAAAACAAGATGGATGAGATGAATGGATTAAGTTGTGTTCCACCTGTCCACTCTGTATGTGAACCAAACGAATCTCTACTTATATGTGATTCAGCAGATAAGAAAGATTGTCATGGGTGGTTAATAGAGTGATAGACTTTACAAAGGACTCTGAATATATCAGATTGTTTGGTAAGAAGAAGAAAAAGAAAGATAAGAAGCGACCACCACCTTTAGCACCTATATCACCTTTTAGTTAGAAACTAAGGACTCAACATTCCCTTATAATGCTTCGCTTGGTCAAGCCTTTTTTGTGAGGCAGGTACTCCAGGGTTTAGGTAGTAATTTTGAATTATCTCGGTATAACGCTCAACAGGATCTTCAATGTGTGGGTTCTTGTCGAAACTTGTATTTAATTTAGACCTTGCTCTCCAACCTATATCATGTCCATACCCATCCCTTGAAGATGTGGCTGGTTTCTTATAATTCTTATTGTCTGTGAAAAACTGGAGTTGGCTTTCCACACTATCAGTACGACCTGTTGTTTTCAGCCATGCCCAATAATCACTTAAATGTTTGACAGCAGGAGAATCTGTAAATTGAAGTAAACCATAACCACTACCATTATCTTGTTTTTGGGTGTAGTCGAATGAACCAGTTTCAACAGCAATATTTGCCATAAGAGCAGCTATATAATCTTCGCTATAATCTAACTTCCTTAAATTATCTAAGACTTGTTGCTCTTTTTGAGTGAACATTCCGTGCATAATTAAAGACTTATCCTTTTCTTAGGTTTGATCTCAGCAAACTCTTCTTTTTTAATAGAGTCATACTTGCCAGTTTTAGGATTGTATTCAAGAGTGGATTCTTTTACCCATGCTGGTTTCTGACCATACAGGTTCATAGCTTCTTTATGACCTTCTTTAGTCTGCCAGTAGTCATCTTTTTCATCTACACTCCACCAGTTAGTTCCTTCAGCCATTACAAATCCTGGCTTCTCACCTCTTAGGTTTTCCATCTTCTTGACAGGTTTTCTTCTACCAGAATCTTCATCTAAGTCTTTGACTACATCTTTACTGATCTTTGCCTTTTCTTCTGCATCTGCTATTCTTTTGGCTTCAACTTCTTTGGCTTTGGCTTCTACTTCTTTAGCTTTTCTATCTGCCTCTGTTTTTAGGTTTGTTGTCAACATCCCTTTTTCCATATCTGTAATTTTTTGATCCAACGCACCCTGATTTGTCATTAACTCTAAAACTGCATTTTTAAATGCCTGACCTGCTTCTGCTGCTTCTTCAGCTTTTAGTATTTCTGCCTCTGACCAAACTTGATCGTAAATGGATTGTTCTACTTCTACAGGATCAATAGAGTGTCCAGAGTAATCTAGTGATCTTTGATAATCTGCTATATGGTCAGCAGATATTTCATTGTTCCATGAACCATCATTTGCCTTAACCAAACTTCTATGAGGAAAATTATCCATAAATTGCGACATCATGTTTTTATTTTTTTCTGAATTTGCTTCGTGCATTAGTTTGTTAACTCCCCATATTGTTCTTGCCCAATATCTGTAATCATTGCTGCAAATTTAGCAGATAAACCACCAGCAGATTTAGATTTTATTCCTGTGTGCATACCTTGAGAGAGAAATGCAACATACTTAGGGCGAGTTAATACCCAGGATAACATAGCAGGTGTTATAGTAAGTGCAGCGATTGCACCCATACCAGCTTCTACCCCAGCACCAGCCATAGTGGTTATAACTATACCTGCTTGACCAACTGTAACCATAAATGTTCCAGTACCTTTTGGTTTTCTTTGTGCTCCTTCTAGTGCAGATACAAAGTTTTTTATTCCATTTCGTTGTTGTTCTGTAAAAGCAGCCTTAAAGGTATCATTTGTAGGTGTATTTTCTATGAACAAGTCTTTTAACTTATTTATATTCATTCCTCTACCCTCAACATCTGAAACATTTGAACCAACCTGTTTCTTAACACCCATCTCCGTTAATTGAGTTGCTGTAGTATCTGTTGCTCCACCTAGAATTGACTTTAAATAACCAGTTTGCATAGATTGCCAGACTTTATTAAAATTTACTGCTCCATCTGTGCCTTTTGTAACCTTCTGCATATATCGTAAAGCAATCCTTGCCTTCTGTATTTCAGCTTGATTACCTGTTTTAAATATAGCTTCACCGATCTCTTCAGGATTTTTAGCAATTAGTTTTGCTATAAATCTATTACCAAGATGTTCTTTTCCTGTTTTCCAAAATTGATTTGCTGCTCTAAATTCTTTATAAAATTCAGCACCCTGACCTCTAGCACCTACATCCATTGCTATATCCATTTGCCTTGATAATAATTTAACAGAGGCAGCATCTTTCATGTTGTAATCAGCATGGACTTTATTTTGAAAATTCCTTGATTTTGAAAGCCATGTACTTCTCATTTCTTGAGCCACATCAAAAGCAATAGCATCATCCATTTTAAGAATTTTTTCGTATTCTTTGTATCTCCAATCTGAGGCAGCACCAGCACCACCTGAACCCTTTAACTTCTTTAATTCTTTTCTTGCCCATGTCTTTAAAGACTTTGTTTTAATGGGTTGTATCTCTACCTTTTTTACTCCTTTAGTAATTGTTTCAAAGTTCTTACCAGCAGGATCAAGAATTGGTGATTCGTCTACTTTTGTCCACTTTTCTTTTCTAAATTTCTTTGTATATAACTCCTGTAGGTCTGTAAACTTCTGACCACCTACTGCTCTGTGGGTATCATCTGCTACTTTATGAGCTTGTTGATATAATCTTCCTAGTCCAGCAGTATTTAAAGTTGCATCAGCAGCCTCTAAAAAAGTATTTTGATAGGAATTAACATAATGATCTATAGATTTAGCCATTTGCACCCTAGATTCTCTTAATATAGAACCACCCCATGCTGCTTCTGCTAATCCCTCTACAGTATCATATAGAGTACCATCAACAACCTGTGAGGCAGTTAATTGACCACCAGAGGCTTTAATTTTTTGTCGAATCCAATCAATGTTTTTATAATTCTCACCAGCAGCTAATTTAAGTCCTTTACCAGCTATACCAAAGACTGTCTGACCTAAAGCCTCATATATAGCCTGTCTGTTACCAGAATCCCAAGCCTTATCTAAAGCAACTGCCCAATCACCTTTTTTAACTTCACCTGCTGCTACACCTTGAACAAGTTCACCACCAGCACCACCTACCCAAGATGTAACTACACCAGTAGCAAAAGGAATCCCCCAAGATGCTGCTTTAGCAAGTCTTGTATGAGGACTTGGAACATACTTAGCTGCTATATCTATACCCTTTTTTAAGCCATATATAGCTGCTGCTGCACCACCTATCTCCTCACCGATTTGATTCCTATAACCAAAATTCATATCCTCAGAAATTGGATATTCTGCTGATGCTTCAATAACACCACTATCTTTAGTATATTTAGGAAAATAGGTTTCTGTACTTATTGGTACATTAGCTGGTGAATCATTTGAATCACCTTCACTTATAAGTGTAACTTCATCTCTCCATCCCATAACCTCTCCTATCTTTGGTAAATTTTACCATCTTCAGCACTTCTAAAATAACCGCCTATTGGTATTGTATGTAATTGATTATCAGGATCATCAAGGGTTTCATACGAACCTTGATTTGCCATATATCTATTTACAACAATGGGTTGATAACCACCTAAAACATTTTCTCTAGTTTTTTCTGTATAATTTCTAATTCTTTCTACCCAACCAGCAAATCCTGCTGATGTTGTCCAGCCTGTAGCATATTCAGCCACTAATCTTTCCCATTCAGGTTCAGTTACCGCAGCACCAGAGCGAGTTTTGAGAATATTATTGATTAATGATGTGGCTTTTTCTGCAAACTCTCTAGCCTCATAACCTTTCTGACCACGAAGATATTTCTGATATTTATTAACAGTTGCCCAACCTGGTAATGATCCTGTCCAAACAACTTGCCCATTAACAACTTCCTTCTTCATGTGTCGAGAAATTTCTGCTTCAATAGGTGATAGGATTGTGTCCATTGTGCCAACGCCACTCTTAACATAATTTTCACCTAGTCTTTCTATAGACTTAACAACTAGGTTTTCTGATTGTATGGCTCTAGTACCATCTTCACTAATAAGCGACATAATATCGCTAAATACATCTGTACCAGCAAGACCTTGTTGAACTAATAATTTCGCTAGTTCAATTCTCTGTTCTTCATTATTTACAGCACCCTCATGTTGTTTGAATAATTCAGCAGCTTTAGCTTCTGGATCACTAATAGCAAGATCATTGTCAAAGACTTTCGCACCATTATCTTCGTAATACCATTTCTCATCTGCCCTTTTAACCATTTTTCTTTCAACGCCTTCATCGTTAAGTAGTTTCATGGTTCTAGCATCATAGATCCTACCACCAACTATTTTAGTTGGTATAACTTCTTTAGAACCTGGAATCATTGCCTCTCGTGTATCTGCGTTATAAACAACACCATTTTGTGTAATCCAATCAATGTCTGCATATTCACTTTCTATAGAGTTGAGTATTTCATCTCTTTCTTCTTGAGGTTTAACTAAAAACTCAGGATCATTCATTAATAAAGATATTCTTGCTATTTTAGCAGAAGCAAATTTATCCATTGATTGATTTCTATCTATCCAAATAGCAAAACCTTCTTTAGTAGGAGTATCAGTAGTATTTACATAATTTTTCCACTCTTTTGTTTGTTCTACATTACCACTACCCATGTATGTTACAAACTCTGCACCAGTAGGAGTGTCATCAGTTCTTATATATTCTGCCCAAGTATTAGGAACTGAACTAGGATTGACAAAATCTTGATATTGTTGTTGTAATTCTGGAGCTAAACCCTGCATATATTCCCATTTCTTTGTATCATCAGTTCTATTGTCTGTTGCTTCAGGTATATCTTTAAGCATTGAAGCCACCTTATTAGCTTCTTCTATAAAACCACTTGCATACAACTTATTTATAGCACCTATATAGTCTGCCCTAGTTTCCATATTGGGAAATTGAGTTAAGATACTATCCAGTAATTCTTTTCTTGCAGCTTGTTTCTTGTGTGCTGTGATTGCAGGGTTTTCTATGCCTAACATACTTTCAACACCTTGTTTCATTCTCTCCATTCCTCTAGCAGCACCATATTGTGTGGCTTGTGCAGCAGGAACATCTATTGCTGCCATTGCAACTCTTTCTCTTTCTTGTGCTAGTATGTTGTCATATAATCCCATTAAATTCTCCTAACTAAATAAACCCTTAATAATTCCACCAGCACCAGGAAAGAATGCGTTACCTGCTAATCCTAATATATCAGCTAAACCACTACCTTGTTTTTGCTTGGTTGCCATTTCATTTGTAAAAGCAGTTCCTAAAGATGCTGGTGGTTTTGCATCAACACCCATATTTGTGTTTGCAGCAAATTGATTAAGCTGACCTGTGTTTATAGCATCTATCAGTCCTCCACCAAGTTGTTGTTGTTGGAAGTTTGCAGTTTTCATATTTTGTGCAGCCAATATATCTTCAGATAAAGCCTGTTGATTAGCCATATATTGATTTTGTGCCAATCCACCTTGTAGTTGTCCACCATGGGATGTACTAAGCATACCCCCTGCTTTTAAACGCTCTAATAATTGAGCTGTTTGATAATCCTGTGCTTGTTGCATAGCTGGTCTTTTTAGGTCATACATTTGCTGACCTAAAGAATAAGGGTCTAAGTTTGATACCTGATCCATCAAACCTTGTTGTTGAGAGTATAAAGAACCTAACATCCCTTGTGCTGCTTGATTAGGCATATACTTTATTGTATTTGTAGCCTCATCATATATAGCATCACCATACGCTGTACCAGTTGTACTCCCAGGTCTAGCAGCAGCTATTTGATCCTGCCACATTCCTTGGTTAGCAGCAACATTCTGAGATGCTAGGTTTTGATTGTATGCATTTTCAGCAAATCCTGCTGCACTATCCCAGAAACCACTCTTTTTGGAGTTTCCTGGTATTATTTTCGGTTTTGGTTTTGGTGTAATAAACTTACCTATATTTCCACCTAGTCCATATTGTCCTACCATTCCCATATCTCTATCTCCTAATTATTATGCTGTTCGTTTCCAAAAATATACTACTATGTATGGTTGTACGATGTCGTGTGTATGTGCGCCACCTCCACCTGTAGAACTGGTTTGAGTATCTGCTGCTCCCCTAAGTCCAGTTATATCGTGAATACTCATAGCCTCAGATGTAGTTGACTTGCCATATGTGTGCGTATGAGCAGGTATTTCAGCAGTTGTTAATGTATGTGAATCAGTTTTAGCACCACCAGTTTCCTCTACAGTATCAAAGTCTGTATCGCCAGAATCTAAACCTACAAGCACCTTACCTGCTCCAAAGGCTACCCAAGTTGTTCCACCTATAGCACTAACTACTGCTGCTGAATTAGCATAAGCTGTAACTGTAGTAAAAATAGCACCTATTGGATAAGCGTATTGGGCAGTTACAAAAGCAGTTGTAGCTACCTGTGTTGTATTTGTACCTGCTGCTGCTGTAGTACAACTAAATGCTTCTGAGGCACTACCATTCAAGTCAGCCTTGGTGTTTACTGCTGTTTGGACTGCTGTAAACTCTGTATTAAAGTCTGCACCAGAAATTACCTTGTTTGCATCTGAGTCAGCTAGTGCATCCTTTCCAGACCAAGCTACTGCTATCGTATAATTACTCATCGTATTTTCCCTTGTTTATGTAAAAGTGTTAAGTCTTGTAAAGAAGCATCAAATCCATTGGATTCTATTGATATTTCTAGTTTCAGGTTCTTTGCTGATCCTGTTAGTGGTGTTTTATATTCTTGTAATCCAAATACAGGTTTATATGTAGTGTTAGATGGATGAACCGTAGCATCGTGTGTATGTGTTACTGTTGTTGTTCCATATAAAGCATCAGAAGCACCCCATAGAAATGAACTACCAGTTGTAATTGGATTTAAGGTAATTGAGGTTGTGGGTGATGGACTAGGACTAAAATCCTTGTACCACTTCAAACCCAATGTTGCTCCAGAACCACCTTCTAACACCATAAATAATCTCTTTAAGAGAGATGCTGCTACAGATTCACCTAAATTAATCCAAGTTGTTGCTATATTACTTGTATACGAACTATCTGTATAAGTAGATGCACCTGCTAAATCAGTATCATAATATTTCTCATAACCAGCGATACTACCATCTTTCTGTCCTACTAATAAACCACTATATAAAACTGTATATATCATAGCTGAAGGTTCTCTATCGTTATCAAAACTCCATACTGTTACTCTTGGTGCTTGATTCGGAGTGAAGTGCTTAAAATCAAATACATAATTTATATTTAAATCAACAAAAGAGAGAATATATATACCTTCATTCTCTACATAAGCACTCTTAACATTTGAACTTTGACCTATATTTCTAATAATTGTATCTTTAATATTTAAAGATAAATCAGTTAAAGGAAGTTTATCTTTCTCAGTTGTTCTTCCTAAAGAGCGTAATCCTGTATTTGAAAGAAATACTAAATCATCACCAATAGCCTGGACTGTATCTCTTGAAACCAGACCAACACCCCTTATAACCTCATTAAGCACCATGTCTGCAATAATATCTGGAGTATCATAGATTGCTATGTTGTTTTTACCAAATATAACTAACTTACCAAAATAAGGTGCTATTGCCACTACCTCATCAGTACCCCATACAGTCTTTAAATCTATATAGCCTCCGTTTGAAGCACCATTCTCTGCGGTAGTTCTGAAGTCATCACTATCTAAAAGAGTAGAATAATAAACAACATCCTTCTCTTCTGCAACTCCGCCTACCCACATACGACCATAATAACCCATTCCACAACTAGGTTTAAATTGTGCTGATGTAACACTAGATGGTCTATGTGCATTATCATAAGCTGCCCACTTAGACCCAGAACCTAAAGAACCATCATATCTCTGTGGTACTATACTAGCATGAAAAGCATCTAGTCTTTTATTAAAATTCACAAATTGCCAATCACCTGTCGAACTTCCTACAGTATGTTTAACATCAGCACCACTAGAAGGAAATGCACTAGCAGGTGAAGTAAAATCTACTGTATATATAGATGTACCATAACTAGCGAATATCTTATTTGTACCCTGGTCATTATGTTCTACCATAGAGCCTATAGCTGTTCCAGAAGGTGCAATTTTTTGTTTTAACCCCTTTCTAAAAGCAATACGACCAGACTCTCTTAAAACTACATTCTCTGCTTTAGTTAACCAAGACTGATCTAGGGTAGCAGGATTACTCTGCGTATTAAGACCATTAAGACCTATATCCGTTAAAGGTTGGTATGATACTTGTTTAGACATTTGTTTCTACGAACCAATCTGTTTCATATTTTGTGTTACCACTATCAAGCATAATAGCTTGTTTTAGAGCCTCATTAGCCTCATTAGCCATAATACTAGATTGTGTTCCACCATCTTCACCTCTTTCTGCTATTGCTCTTGCCCAAGCACCTAATATAACTGGCTTAGATGGAACTTTTAATACTGTAGTAGCAGTTGCTAATTCATCTTGATACTTTACAATATCAAATGAGATGGTATGAGCCTCTGTGGGAACTGGTGATAAATCTACTTTTAAATTATTAGATGCATCACTACCATTGAAACCATAGTACAGAGGTTCACCAGTAGGGTCTGAAGGGTACTTTACTGTGTTGATGTACACTTTGCTTACCTGTCGTAAGTGCATCCCTGTATCGTTGTTTATGGAGTCTATAATCTTGATCTCTTGACCAGAACTTAAATTATAGTTTTTTGTTCCATTTACAGTAGATATATCGACTGTTTCTCTAAGGTTTAGCCAATCATGTCTTTCTTCCATACTGCGTTTAGCATCATTAACCAAAGAACCTATTACTTTTTGATAGGCAGATATTACTGAACTATCATTAATATTGCCAGACCAATCACTACTAATTGTATCTTCTCTTAGTCTTATTAGCACTTGATTAATTAATTCTCTATATGTCATATTCCTATCCTTTAATTATTTTTCCCCAAACTGAGCATTTACCCTTTACAATCTCTATGGTTTCAAGTTGAAATAAATCATCATCAAACCAAGTTATAATTCCAAAAGCGTGATTCCAGTTATGAAGTCTACCTTTAAGCCATCTATTCTTCTCGGCAGACATATCTTTTAAACAACCCATAGACCATGCAGCTATACCATCATCATCTAATTTAGTGTGTGAATATCGTTGTATGTCGTGTACATGACCATAAACAATATTTGCACCATATTTGTCTAAATGTGTTTTAGCATGATTAACTGTAGTATATGCACCATGAATAAAATTCAACTTACCTATTTTTAGAACTTCATTCCATATTTTATACTCATAACCTCTTTCATCCCACTTACAAGCATTTCTAAATGTATATTGATCTAAATAAGGATTCTCTTCTACAAATGAATCTAACCATTCATCGTGATTACCAGCTAGTATATGTCGTTCTTTACATTTAATCTTATCTAAAACTTTATCAAATCTATCAATACACTTATTAACTTCTTTGATTTCCTTAACCATCTCTTTGAGTTGGTATTCAAGTGGTGGTCGTTTTCTTCTTTTATACTTCCAAGCAGATACAGACTCCCATTCTCCAACATCACCCAGATTAATAAAAATATCTGGTTTAACAAATTCTATCGCCTTTAGTACCACCTTGACCGCAGATTCATCATGTATCGGAAAATGCTGGTCGGGTATAACAATCGCCCTCTTCATATTTACCTACCTTTTGCTAGTTGTGCTCCAAAGTAGAATTCGATTATCATTGTTGCCCATTTGAATATTTCATCAAACTTTAACATCCCTTCTACAGTTACATATTCTACCACATCAGGTGTTAACTGGAAGCCTAATATACTACTTCCTTTTATTACTGTAGGTATGACAGTAGGTACATCAAACCATACAGGTGCTACTTGTGTAAATATAACTAACGCTAATATTACAAATATAATTACTCTTCTATTAAGTGCAGCCATAGGACTCTCTTTGTCTGCCCTATCTCTAGCCATATTAATAGAATCATTACGAACTTGTAGTGATTGTACCATTAGCTTTTGATTCTCTGCTGCTGCTTGACTCTTTAGAGCAAACAACTTACCAATAAATCCTAACATTATTGGTGCTACATTGGTTAAAAATGCTATCATACTACCACCTTTAATGCTTCAATAATTCCAATCTGAGTAACAATATAGAAACCAATAGCACCATAGACACTCCATTTAATCTGCAACATACTATTATTAATTTTTTGAATGGCTTTATTAGTATCTTCAATACGACTAAACAGTTTGTTTATTTGTGTACTATGTTTGTCTAATGTTGTTTCCACTCTAATAATTCTCTCTTCCATAATGTCCTTAATTTGCTAATGGGTTATCTAAGGCTCTTTGTAACTTAGCACCAAGCCTATCTTCTAATTCTTTAATCTTTCTATCTGTGTCTGAATATAGAGCATCTCTTCTTGCATCAAACCTCTCTCCAGCTACATCAATAGTTTCATCTATCTCATCTTGTGAAGCATTAACTCTATCTTCTAATCTTTCCATAAGTGCTTCTTGTCTAGCTAAGTCATCCTTTAAATCATTCTTAATTGTTCTCGTATAGTCTTTAGCTTGCTCTACTGACTCACTTACACTTACTAATGTTTCTTCTATGACTGCTATATTCTGTTCTATACCACTTATATCAGGTGGTTGGTATTCCATTACAGTAGCTTTAAGAACTCTGAACTCATTATATAATTCAAATCCAGCCCAAGCACCACCACCAAGCATACTAAGTAGAGGAATTATTAATAGAAGTTTA